CACAGCCCCTACAGTAGCAGTTAATCCAGGAGGAGGTGGCACTGGATCAGCAACTGTACAACCTTATGTTATTGTAGGACCAACTTTTCAAACAGCTGGTTATGGGTGGAGTACATATCTCTGGGGTGATTCTACATGGGGAACAGCACGAACAGTTAGTAATGTAATATTAGATCCAGGTAATTGGTCTTTAGATAATTTTGGAGAAGTATTAGTTGCTACTATTCATGACGGTAAAACTTTTACTTGGGACGCAGGAACCACTAATCCTAGATCAATAAGAGCTTCAACCTCTACATCAGGATTTTCTACTTCCGCTAATCCAACTGCCAGCAGATTTACATTGGTTTCAGATAGAGACAGACATTTATTTCATTTTGGAACTGAAACAACTATTGGAAACAGCGCGACTCAAGACCCTATGTTTGTAAGATTTTCTAATCAAGAAGATTTAAATACCTATACTCCAAAAGCAACAAACACCGCTGGAACATTTAGGTTAGATACAGGAAATAAAATTGTTTCTGCTATTCAAGGTAAAGATTATGTTTTTGTATTAACCGATTCAGCAGCTTACGTAATTCAATTTGTTGGACCTCCATTTACTTTTTCAGTGAGACAAGTAGGAACTCATTGTGGATGTATTGCACAACACGCAGCTACCTATGTTAATGGTGCTGTTTATTGGATGTCTGGTGAAGGTGGATTTTTTATGTACGATGGTACTGTAAAAGCTTTGCCTTGTCTTGTAGAAGATTTTGTATTTACAACACGAAATGGAGACTTGGGAATTAATTATAATGCAGCGGCTACAGTTTATTCTGCCCCTAATTCTTTATATACTGAAGTTAATTGGTTTTATCCTAAAGCAGGATCGGAACAAATAGATCGATGTGTAACCTATAACTATCAAGAAAACTGTTGGACTACTAGTTCATTAGCTCGATCTACCTATCAAGATCAAGGAGTCTTTAATGTGCCCTACGCTACTGAATACAATGTTACAACTACTCCAGTAACTCATTTAATTAATGGTGTTACCAATAAATATGGAACATCAATATATTACGCTCATGAAGTAGGAACAGACCAAGTAAACAGTTCAGGCACAACAGCGATTGCAGCATTTATTAGATCAGGGGATTTTGATATAGACGACGGAGAATTATTTATGTCTATGAAAAGATTTATGCCTGACTATAAATTTTTAGTAGGTGATTCAAAAGTAACTTTATTTATTTCTGATTTTCCTTCTGATATTCAAACAGGGTCACCACTCGGACCCTTTACAATAACCAGCACTACTGATAAAGTAGACACTAGAGCGAGAGGAAGATTACTATCATTAAAAGTTGAAAACGATGCTGCAGGACAAACGTGGCGTTATGGTAGTTTTAGAATGGATGCTCAACCAGACGGGAGAAGATAATGACTAAAAGATTAAATATTAAAAAAGCTATTAAGAAACCAGGCTCTTTAAGAAAAGCTTTAAACATTAAAAAAGGTGAAAAAATTCCTTTAGATAAATTAAATAAGGCAGCTAAGGCAAAAGGTAAATTAGGCCAACGAGCTCGTTTTGCTAAAACTTTAAGAAAAATAAATAGAGCGTAATGGCTAAGTTAACTAACTATATACCTGAACCTAAACAAGAATATGAAGTAGAAAACCAAAGACAAATTATTGAGTCTATGACAACTATGAAACAACAATTAAATTTTTCTTTTCAAGAAGATTTAAAAAATGAACAGGATGCATTTAATTATTTTTTATCATGACAATACAATATAAAAATCAAGGTTTTAAACAATCGGATACAGCCAAAGCTACAGTGCTTACGTGTCCTACTACTGCAGCAATTATAGTTAAAAGTGTTTATTGTGTTAATAACGATGCATCATCATCTATTTTAATAAATATGAATTTTGTTGATTTTTCTGATTCTAATACTGAGTATGAGTTTTTTCGAGATGATGTGGCTGCTAAGTCGCAAGTAAATGCTTCACCTCAAGGCTTGAATTTAGAGGGAGGTGATGCTATAACTGTACAAGCAGCGACAGGAAGTAGTAAAATACAAGGCCTAATAAGTTATGCTTTAATAAACAGAGAGAATGAAAACGGATAATATAATAAAGATAGATTGCACTACAATAACTACGTGGCGTAATACTAAAACAAACGAAGTGTTTAAAAAGAAAGTAGAAGGGGAAGATATAGTACAAGATGTTACTGTGCAAGTTTCTCCGAAAGGTTTAGACATGATACAGAAAACAATGAAAAATGATAACAAACCAAAACCCTAAAGGCGGCACTGAGTTACAATTAGAATTTTTAACTAAGTACGTCAAAAAAGAATTGTTAGATCAAGTACAAATCTGTACTAGTGTTCCCGGTAAAGTTCCTATTGATCCAAATAAAATAAATATACTTTGGCAAAAAAATTCTTACGATCAACCTAATTTACATCCTTGGTTTAAAAATAAAGCTAATCATCACAAGTACGATTGGTATGTATTTAATTCACATTGGAATTATGAAAAATTTAGAATGATGTTTGGTCTACCTTGTCACAAATGTTTAGTTATTAAAAATGGAATAGAAAAAATAGGAAAAGCTAAACCTTATGAACAAAATAAACCTATAAAAATTATTCATCAAAATACTCCTTGGCGAGGACTAAGTGTATTATTAGGCGCAATGCAATTAGTTAAAAATCCTTTAATTAGTTTAGATGTATATTCATCTACAGAAATATATGGAAAACAATTTTATGAACAGAATGATCATAATTATACCGCTCTTTATAAACAAGCTAAAGAATTACCTAATGTAAATTATATTGGTTATAAACCAAATGAATACATTAGAGAAAATATACATAACTATAATATGTATGTGTACCCAAGTATTTTTGAAGAAACGTCTTGTATATCTTTATTAGAATCTATGGCTGCAGGTCTTTATTGTATTACCACTAATTACGGAGCTTTGTTTGAAACAGGTGCAGAGTTTCCAATGTATATTCCGTATGACAGTAACTACAAAGCATTAGCTGAAAAATTTGCTTATGGCATAGATGCTGCATCAGCAACACTTCATGAAAAAGTAATACAAGACCATTTAACCACGCAAGCTAGCTATACACAATTTTATTATTCTTGGAATAAACAAGCTGCTTCATGGACTAACTTTTTACAAGGAGCAATCAATGCCAAAGCCAAATGAACCTATATGGTTTAACCAGGACAAAACAGAAACTCCAAATGGAGATACTTACCAAACCATTAAAACCAACAAAGTAGAAAATAAAGTAACTGAAATAAATATAGGAGAACAATCTCCTTATAGAATAATGGTAGGCACTCCTTGTCATAGTGATGTTAGTATGCATTACACACAAGCAGTATTGAAGTTTCAACAAGCATGTTGGGCTAAAAAAATACAAGTAAGCTTTACATTATTAAAATCATCTTTGGTTACTCAAGGTAGGAATTTATGTGTTGCTGAAATGTTAAGCCACGAAGACAACTATACTCATTTATTATTTATTGATTCGGATATTGATTTTAATGCTGAGACTATTTTTAAAATGTTAGAGTTTGATAAAGATATTATTGGGGTACCTTATCCTATGAAGATATTAAGTTGGGATAAAATATGGAGAAGACATACCTTAAAACAAAGCGCTATCAATGATGCTAATGATCTGGCCAAAGCAGGGTTTACCTTCCCTGTTAAAGTAGAGAATCCTAATTCAATTACCGTGGACCGAGGACTTATGGAACTAACTCATGCTCCTACTGGATGTATGTTAATTAAAAGAGAAGTTTTGGAAAAGATGATTAAAGAATATCCTCAACTAGAGATATTTCAACCCACTAATATTAATGGTAAAGAAGAGAAAAAAGATAATATGTATAATCTATTTGATACCTTACATGACCCTGTTACTAAACGTTACTTCGGTGAAGACTTTGGATTTTGTCAAAGATGGACAGATTTAGGTGGCAAGGTATATGGCTATATAAATGACTATATAACTCATGTAGGAGAATACTCTTATTGTGGTCGTTTTAGAGACGATTTAGAACAAGCAGTTAAACCTGTCAAAAAAGTTGACGATAGCAAAAAAATCAAATAAAGTATCACATTTACAGGATTTCTACGCCTGCTTAACAGTATAAATTTATTTAAATTATGGCGATATCTAGATCTTTAATGAACAGACAATTACGAGCAGATGGTGGTATTATGGAAGTTGCCCCTAGAGAAAAATTTGGTTTAGGTAGCAAACTTAAAAAGTTTGTTAGAAAAATTATACCTAACGAAGTATCTGAAATAGCAGTAAAAGCAGCTCCTTTTGTTGCACCCTTTAACCCGTTACTTGCAGCAGGAATGTCAGGTATTGGTAGCTTTGATCAAACAGGACGTATTGGAGACTCTTTAAAAAGTGGAGCTTTAACTTATGGACTTGGTCAAGGTGCTAGATATTTAGGTGGAGCAGATTTTCAAGGATTACAAAACCCATTTGCTAAAGATGCGTTTAGTATGCCAACAGGTTCAGGTGGTATAAAAAATTTATTTAAAAAGGATGTTCAATCTATTCAAGGTGTAGGTGATAAAACTGTTCAAGGTGTAGGTGATAAAACAAGCACCTTTGCTCAAGACCTTACTCAAGATCTTCTTCCAGGAGATACAGTAAGCTCAGTTGATTTAATAAGTGATTCAGGATCAACCTTTTCAAACTTTGTTGATTATGGAAAAGATCTTTTAAAAAAAGGAGCTAAAGCAGCTTTTACTAAACCCGATGGTTCTATTGACAAAGCAGCGGTAATTGGAGCAGCAACTGCTGCAGCTTCATACGCAGAAGCTTTAATGTTAGCTAAACAGGCTGGAGTAGAATTAACAGAAGAAGAATACGATCAAGCACAAAGAGACGAGAAACAAGCAGAGTACGGCGAGTATTTACAAAATTTCTTTGGTGGTAAAAAAGATGGTGGTAGAATAGGATACAATGAAGGAACTCCTGAAATGGGAATGATTGATCCTAATAAAGCAAAACAAGCAAAACAAATGATAGGTATGGGAGCTGATCAAGATCTTATATCTACTATTACAGGTTTAACAAAAGAACAGGTACAATTTTTAATGACAGAAAATAAAGCAGATTCTCTCTCTCTCT